ATCCTCTAAACGGTGTTTTACAAAATTATTCGAATCTTTATCCCCTATCGTTAAATGGCCCTCTGTCATTCCAACAAAAATATATTTAGCTTCAAAGAACGCTTTTCCACATTGTTTTATGTGATCGCACAATAATTTTAAAGTTATTTCGCCCGAGCGTAGCTATGCCCACTTTAAACCATGTTTAGCTTCTACAATTTCCTTAGTTACTAGACAAGATCTTGTCTCAGCAATTAAAAGCAATGTTCTAATTGCTTCGTAAAAAGCTAATCTTGCGTCGTCGTCAGAACTATACGACACAATTAAACCTTCTGAATGTCCCGTTTCATTTGTAATTGAATAATTCTGACTTTTCCCAATTCTAGTCGAAGATTCAGGTTTTTTCTCAGGTTCATTTCTATGTTTCGAAGCCTCTTTATAAGAACAAGCTTCTTCGAGTTGTGCGAGCGTTTTCGGTAAATCACACCCCGCTAACTTTAAATACGTTTGATACTTCGGAAATTCTTTATTGTGCGCGAAAATTCTACGTGCATTTTCGTTTATAAAAGTTTTAATGATATCAAACGCTCGTTGTCTATGCTCTACGATCGACCAATTGAGAACTTGAAGGTCTCCCGCAAGATCCTCTAAAGCATTTTTAGCAATGTATTTTGAATCGGCGTCAATTTGAGCGTTTGAATTCCAAGTGTCTCCGTAAGCCATTTTGAAATCTTTGAATAAGTGAAGGTCGCAGTTTTATTCGATGGAAAATTAAACGAAACAAGGATGATCTGATGTTTCGGAATTATCGTTACGTAAATATTTTCTGCCGTATCTGGAGTTAAATTCAATACTTCAATAAAAACGTGGAAAAATAAATGCGTATTCGGAATGCCGTAATAAAAGCAGAGTAGATCGTCTTTATCTGCAAATTGATAAGAAGTCGATTTAGTTTGAATCAGCTTTGAAGTGACAAACTCTAACGTCTGTGATTGCATTCCTTGGAAAGTAATAAAGTTGAAAAGTTTTCCTTAAAGTAAGGTTTTTAACTTCAAATCTAGAACCAGACAGGTATGAAAAAGAATATTGATGCGTTTTACTTCCTAAATCAGGAGATCCAATAGCTTTTTCGTTAACGAAAAAATACTCTTGTTGAATATATAAAATTTCTGTTAAAACTTCCAATTTTGTTTTCGTTTGAGGACAAATTTCTTGTTCTAATTGTTGTTTTATTTGTTCACGTGTAATCTTTGTCATAATTTTCTTACCCTTCTTTGGTTATTGTGAGTTAATTTCCAACAAATTTTATCTACCGTACAAATTGAAGATTGTATAATCTTCAACTTTTAATTTTGCCATATTAAAAAACTGTTCTTTATTAATATGACCAAAAGAGACAATACTATCGTAAATGCAGTGCATTTCATTAAATGTCACTTTCCACATTTCAGCATTTTTGAGAATTACGAAAAAAGGATCCAAAAACTTCACATCGCTAATAAAATCGCGAATAGCTGTTTGATACTCACAAAAATGTGAGTAATCACGATACCTTTGTCCAAGAATCTTATTCAACCTTCTTGGTAACGATGGAACGATAGCTCCTTTAAAAATTGAATAACCACAAAATTCAGACTCCTCAGAAATTAAACATTTTATTTTTAAAGGTACATGTAACATCAATTCGTCATATCGCTGCTGTAAAAATACTAAGTTTGCTTGCCTTCTAAACCCGTCATCTCCCTGCGCGATAATTATCATTGGACCTTGTCCAGAAAATAACCAGCAAATCAAACACAATGACAACAATGTATTGTTGATTAAGGTAGCAGGTTCACCAGACGTTTTTGCCGACTTTACTAAGGCCCTAACAATATCACAAACAATTTTGTAATCATGTCTAAAAGAATAATAATGTTCAACAAATTCTTCACAAACACCCAACAACAACCAAAATTGTTTTTCAATTTCCTGAGTAAAGGAATTTTGATATTTATCGAACGCGGTCATATCAGTAGTCGCATTTAATATACCATCACTTGGTAGAAAATTCATTACGTGATCAACACGCGATGAAAGATCTTGGATCGTATAACCATTATTAAATATCACGTTTTTCTTTAAAGACTGAAGGAAAACGTGGTTTAAGATCCGAAAATTGATCATAAACGTCGTTTGTGCCGGTTTTGACCAAGCAGAAATTCCCTGTCCTGCTTTTTCTGTGTAATCTTCCTTAAGCGAAATTTTTGATTTAAATATCTCTTTAAGATGAAACGAGATATTTCTTGCAGAGAATTCATTCGCAATATTAAATTGAGCTGGGTAAGATTTCGAATAACAATCTTTTAACATTTGTTCACTCAACTTCGCAACCGATTCATCGTCCAAACTTGCAAGAATCTTTTCCCTATCGATCGCAGTATCAAAAAAGTTTTTTGCAATTCTTTTTGCAAGTTGCATGCCGTCCAACGTCAATTTGAAATTCTTAACAGAACCAATATACCGGTCCTGAATAACTTGCAACACTTGCCCATTATGCGATGAAGAAAAGGAATTACCCAAACCAAAACCCAAAGAATAAAATTCTTTTTCTTTGCGAGGGTGTCCCTTATTATTCATAGGAGCAAGATATTGATTGTAATCCAACGTCCCAGTTTGAAAGTCAGATTGAACTTTCATTCCATTATAATAATTGTAAGAAGTATTATCTTCAGCGAGAACCTGATTCGGAATAATATCTAATTTATAAGCATCATACAATGCTTGATACTCAGGTTGTATTGTTTCCGGCTGTTCAACCTTTACAGCAGTATTTTCTGTCCAATTTGTGAAATCGTGGTACGCAGTCGCATGTTGATAAAAACTTTGTTTTTCACTAGGTGAAAAATCGTTTAAATTTTCAAAATTACCAACTTCGTCTAATTTCTGTTTAATGAATCTTCCCCCCACCATCTCAGAATAATTTAGTCCAGGCTGATTTAATGTTGGTAAACACAAAGTTTTTAAAACACTCTTTCTTTCAGTTCTAAATGTCCAATGATTTTCTTTAAGAAAGAAGAAAAGCGGTTTTGTATTGGCGTTTTTCTTATAACCAACACAATCAATAGACCTATCAGTAACAAAAACACCGTAAGCGTTGAATTCAGCAATCAATTCAGCAATAAAATTAGCTGAAAAGTTTCCAACCATTAAACGTTGACACGGATACAAAGAATGTGCCAACTGAATTATTTTTCTCAACGGCTGTTTAGTAGCTTGTGCGATCGCGTGCAAAGCACAATCATTGGAAAATTTTGAAAAGTTTTTAAAATCGGAACAATACGCACAAGTTTCAACTTTTTTAAAGACTGCAGGTCTATTTGCATTTGCACAATCAACATTATTACAATGTTTACTTCTGTGCTCTTTTGAAATTCCGCATAATTTACAATTAATAGCAGGGTGAAAGAAAGTTTCTTTTTCTTTCACCTCTTTCTTTCCATAGATCTTCTCCATCTCTTTCTTTTTCTCATACCCCTCTTCAGCCAAATCGAACAAATTCGTTACATTGTTATAGCTGTTGATATTTACCTTTAAATTTATATTATTTTCAACAGCAATAGCTTTTGAATAAGAGAAAGGAAAATAGATAAAATTAAGCATCCTTTCTTGAAAATATAACTCTAAGCATCCATTCAATAAGTACATACAAGTTATATTTCTATTATCATGAACCACGTTTATCATTTCACTAATTTGTTCGGATGTCAATCTTACATCACTTTCTTGATAATCGTAGATGTAAGTACCATTAAAAGAATGATCAAACCTACAAATCGCTTTTTCTCTATTATCGAAAAGGTCAACCGAATATTCATGATCATCAATTGAATTGCTTATATAAAACACAGAACAAGGAATGTTTAAACAATCCTTTGTTTGATAAGCATAAGTTTTCTTCAAGGGAAATTCAAAGTTTTCTAAAACTTCATAATTAATATTAGTTTTGTCCAAATAATTTACAAAGTTAGCAGTGTTAATAAAAAGAACTTTATCTCCAGAGTTGATCATTTCGGTCAAAAATTTTTGCGCATTCTCCCTATTCTCACGATTAGCGCCAAATGGCATATTTGAAACGATAAAGTCATAATTTAAATTTGTCTGCTTTGTAAGATCCCTTTCGAAAAACCGAAAGTTTTCATGTTGATACATGTTGTCTCGCTCGCGAATGTCAAACCCGTCCACATTTATAAAAAATTTTTCAACCAACATTCGGGCGATAACACCCCTTCCCGATCCAAAATCGGCGACAGTCCCGCCAGCGTAAAGTTTCTCAAAATGATTAGCAAGGATAGACAAAACTTCACCCGGGGTTTCAAAAAATTCAAGAGAATTGTCTAAAACACTCTCTTCAAGATAATTTAATTTGTAATTTAATTGTTCAATTGTCTCCATCATTGCAAAATATTCAGATGAAGATGATGGCAAATTACTTGTAACTTCAAGTTCAACAGAAGACATTATTTCCTTTTCTTTTTCTTCGTCCCGTTCATTATCACAGTCCCCTTTTTCAGTCAAAAATAAATTTTTAAACTCATCATCCACTTCATCATAGATATTCGCCCTCGGTAAAGAAGGAAAAGCGAATTCTGAATTCGCTGAATAATAGTCTTCTGATATTCCAGTCAAACTTAAAAACTTTTTAAAAATTTTACAGTCAGGACTAGCATACAATACAAGTAATCGTTTATGCCTAGTGAGCGAAACAATCTGCATTGCCGAATCTTCGATCAACTTATAATCGTGTTTCGAAAAAACCAACCCCGCAACTTCACAAGTCTGCCCCTGGTTTCTCCTAACTGTATTTTTCTCTAAACCATAAATTTCTGCGGTTTGATCCGCAAAATGCATAATATTGAAACCTTTTGTTTTATCTTGCTGGAAATCGGCCAGGTTTCTAAATGAGATCGCCGATTGAATTTTACTTGTTGCATAACTATCATAACCATATTTTTTGTTCAATAATGCAACAATGTCCTGAGGATTTCTGAAATTCTTGTGCAATGTATGTTGTGATACATTCTTAAGGTCTATATAATTTCCAATGTACTTACCTTCATTTGGTTCTTGCAATTTCGTCTGTTTTTCATCACCATAAATGTATATTTTCTTTGCACAATTATTATATGCAATTAAACTCAACATTTCATAAGGAAAAC